GGCATCGGGCGGGCCCGCGCGGGCGGCGCAGGCCAAAAAAAATCGGGGGCCGAAGCCCCCGCAGGTTAGTCAGGCGTGTATTCCAATTCCCAAAGAATCAAGACGGAAAGCCCAACAAAAGCCAAAACAAAAACCAGCATTTCGACCGCGCCAATAAGACCAGCGAGACCGCAACAGATAGACACGCCCGCCATGATTAGCGAGCAGTAACAAAAGAACAAAAGAAAAGAACGCATAGCAAACTCCAAAAGAAAAGCCCCCGAAGGGGCAGGGGTTAGAAGTAATCACGGAAAACGAATTCACCGCGAATGTAGTGAAGGTGAGGATTAGACTCACGGAACTGAGTAATGCGGGCTTCGCATTCCGAATGCTCACAATGCACCGCACCCAAACGGGTTGTCTTATCAACAACCACACCATCATGGCGCGTCATAGTGACGCGGGTGAAGAAAACCAACTGACCAAAGAGCTTATCCATAATGGACTCCAAAAAAGAATAGGAAAAGACGGGCGCTGTCACCGCCCGCCATGGTGTTAGCCTAAAGCCAACAGAGCCGCAGATAAGCGCTCGACCGACTCAGCAGAGCCCGCTTTCGCCCATTCAGCCGCCCGCTTGCGCAGGGTTTCATGCAGGACTTTGATGTCAGCCTGCAACTTATCAAGCTCGGGTTTCTCCCGACGCTCGATTTCTTTAGCGATAGCCGTAGCTTCGCGCATGGATTTTGTATCGCCCTTAGCGACTAACTCAGCCTTTTGCTCGAGTAACTCGCCGTCGGACTTATCCGCGAACTTCGCCGCTTCTTCGGCGCGCTTCTTAGCCATGCGCTCAGCATCGACCGACTTCGAGCGCGGTCTTTCCCAACCCAACGCGACCAGGCGATTAACCTGGCGCTCGAATTGTTTATCAGCCGCGTCAGTAGACGCCGCGCCGCAATCGAAGTATTTCGCCACGCCCCATGTCCGCACCTGAAGGTATTCAGGGTAAGGAATAGGCACGAATACCATGACAGGCTTGCCGTCTTTCAAGACCGGTTCGCCCTTGATGTCGCACTTAGCGCGACGCATCTTGACGGACTTGCCGTCAACGGTTTCCCACTGGCAGAGCCAGTCCAACAACAACGCGTCAGCCGCATCGCGGGCATCTTGACCACGCGACATCAGCTTTTCAGCGTCAGCCGCATTACCAAAGATTTCCTCGAGTGAGGACTGAGCTTCGACCAAGGAACGACCGCAGATCATTTCGACCACGGAACCAACAGCGCTTTGTGCGGGCGCTGTAACCGCTTGAGTGGCTTTGTTTGCCATGATGTATTCTCCAAGTAAAGGCCGGGCAAGACGCCCGAACAAACCGACGACAATGTCGCTTTGTTCAGCACAGTGGGCATCACCCCTCTGTCCATGGATATAACTATATCATATACACAGAAAAAGGGTTAAATCCGCACACAATGTAACGCTGAATAATAATGCTAGCAACGCCCGCCATGCTAGCGAATAGGGAAAAAAATTCGCGCGATTTCCTCCGGCTACACCCCTTCAAAAAGTGGCGGCTGTCTCCGGCTAGACCCCCACACCCCCAGATTTTCTCCGAGAGGGACCCGGGCACATACACAGTGTTTTGCACACCCGATTAGCAAAATTTAAAAGTGGGGGGAGGGGGGTATAAAAAATTTTGGAGTTCTGCTGGTAGCACTCCACCGGAAACACCCCCCGTTAGGATTCTTTACCTCCTCTTGCACACAGGGATATATTTCTGTTACAGTCGCGCATCCTCTTAACGGAGTGCCCTTGAAAGTATGACAGTGCATTTGACGCCTGACAAAACAGTTCCGTTTCCGGACAGCTTAGAACCGGAAGCGGGCGGGACGCTCTTCGAAAACATGCAGATCGCGTCAAACACCGCCGAAGTCCTTAAAGGATTGGGTGCGCAAGTAGAAGATGATCCCGAAGCGCAACTCAAAGCCGACAACGTATTCAACGACTTCTCAGAGCTGGCGAAGCGCCAGTATGAAGAAGCCATGATTCCCAAACGAGGCCGTGGTCGTCCGCGCAAAGACCCGAACGCACCGCCCGCCCCGAGTAAAACGCCCGCTATGATGTACAGCCTGCCTGTTGCCGAGCGAATCGGCACAATGCTCAGAGAGTACAACAACCCAATCGTTGCAGATGCAGCAGAACTTAGATTGGTTGTCACCAACAAGTTACTGGACTTAGCGTCATGCGGTGATCCCAAGATTGAAATCAAAGCGGCAGAGATGCTAGGCAAGATAAGCGATGTGGGCCTCTTCTCCGAGAAAACCGAAATTACGGTTACATACAACTCAGTGTCTGATATTGACAACGCAATCAAGGACAAAGTCCGCAAGATGCTCATGGCTCAAGGGGTTACAGACATAGCCCCCATAGATATTGATGTGGACAAAGAGTTTGGTGATACTCTAGAACTGGAAATGGCTGAAGAAGTGGTGCCTGAAGAACCTAAAGAGGAACCCAATGCGCTCTAATGTGCAGACAAGTACGCTAGACGCGGAGTTGAATACGCTTTTGGCTCAGCTGGATAAGCTACCAGAGCACCAAAAGGTAAAGATTTTGGAAGACCTCACCCGCCGTGAGGAGCTTTTAGAAAAAGAAAAGGCCCGCAACACCTTCATGGGGTTCGTGAATAAGGTTTGGCCGGAGTTCATATCGGGTCGCCACCACAAAATCATGGCCCGTGCGTTTGAAAGGGTGGTAAATGGGGAATGTAAACGCCTAATTATCAACATGCCACCCCGTCATACCAAGTCTGAGTTCGCTTCTTACCTTCTTCCGGCTTGGTTTTTAGGTAAATTCCCTAACAAAAAGGTGATTCAAAGCTCAAATACTGCTGAATTGGCGGTTGGTTTTGGTCGAAAGGTGCGAAATCTAGTCGATTTGGACATTTATAGGGAGCTTTTCCCCGGTTTAGAGCTTAGAGCTGACTCAAAAGCAGCTGGACGGTGGAACACTAGCAAGAATGGTGACTATTTTGCGATTGGTGTGGGCGGAACAGTCACGGGAAAGGGCGCTGACCTATTAATCATCGACGATCCTCACTCTGAACAGGAAGCTGCGCTCGCCGCGAGCAACCCAGATGTGTTTGACAAGGTAACTGAGTGGTACACGTCAGGCCCACGTCAGCGTTTGCAGCCCGGCGGGGCTATCGTGATCGTGATGACGCGGTGGGCGATGCGGGATTTGACCGGTCAGGTGCTTAAAGCGGCAGCTCAACGGGGTGGGGAGCAGTGGGAAGTCATTGAATTCCCCGCCATCATGCCTTCGGGTAAACCCCTATGGCCAGAGTTCTGGTCACTTGAAGAGTTGGAAGCTCTCCGTGAAGAGTTGCCCAACAGTAAATGGCAAGCGCGGTATCAACAGAACCCTGTGGGTAATGAGTCAGCCATCGTCAAACGGGATTGGTGGAAATGGTGGGAGGAAGAACGCCCGCCCCAGTGTGAATACATCTTGCAGACATGGGATACAGCGTTTGAGAAAAACAACAGGGCTGACTATTCTGCGGGCACGACGTGGGGGGTATTCACCGACGAGCGAGATATGTCGAAAAACATCATTCTTTTAAACACGTACAAGAAACGTGTCGAATGGGTGGAGTTAAAACGTGATGTGCTCGAGGAGTACAACGAGTACGAACCGGACGGGCTACTCATTGAAAAGAAAGCAACGGGAGCGCCGCTTATCTACGAACTCCGGGCCATGGGAATTCCTGTGCAAGAGTACACGCCAAGCAAAGGCCAAGATAAAGTCGCCCGCTTGAATTCTGTATCAGACATAATTGCGTCTGGAAAAGTATGGGTTCCGCGCACACGCTGGGCGGAAGAATTGGTTGATGAGATTGCAGAGTTTCCATCAGGCGAGCATGACGACTTGGTTGACGCAACAACACTAGCACTCATGCGGTTTAGACAAGGCGGGTTCTTGCGCTTACCCAGCGACGAACCTGAAGAATTAACTTATTTTAGGAGCCGCAAAAAAGAGCGGTTCTACACTGTGTAAGGACACATCATGGCAATTGAAAAAGGTTTATACGCTGCTCCTCAAGGTATCGCCGCGCCCGCCGCGCCCGACTTGGAGATTGAGATAGAAGATCCTGAGTCAGTACATATTGGCATGGGTGATATTGAAATTGATTTGCAACCGCAGAAAGAAACGGCTGATACGTTTGATGCCAACCTTGCGGATTACATGGATGACAAAGAGTTATCTACTCTTGCTGGGGATTTGATTGCGGACTTTGAAAAAGATTTGGGTGACCGCAAAGATTGGATCAGAACTTATGTAGAAGGGTTAAAGCTACTGGGCCTCAAGTATGAGGAGCGTACTGAGCCTTGGCAAGGAGCATGTGGTGTGTTTCATCCCATGCTCACCGAAAGCGTAGTTAGGTTTCAATCAGAAGGGATCATGGAAACTTTTCCCGCTATGGGGCCGGTAAAGACTAAGATTATTGGTAAAGATACTCCTGAAGCTGAGGATTCAGCATTACGTGTTCAGGAAGATATGAACTATCAGCTGACCGAAGTAATGGTTGAATATCGCCCCGAGCATGAGAAGATGTTGTGGTCACTACCACTTGCGGGCTCAGCGTTTAAAAAGATTTATTACGATCCCAGCAAGGGACGCCAAGTCGCTGTGTTTATTCCCGCCGAAGATATTGTTGTTCCTTATGGTGCATCAAGTCTTGAGACCGCCGAGCGGGTCACGCATGTGATGCGCAAAACCGAGAATGATATCAAGAAACTGCAAGCCGCTGGATTTTATAGCGACGTTGAGCTAGGCGAACCCGGATATGATCTTGATGATATTGAAAAGCAAAAGGCCGAGGAAGACGGCATGGTTGCGACTCAGGATGATCGCTACCGTGTGTTGGAGATGCACGTTGACCTAGACCTGCCCGGATACGAGCACAAAAATAAGAAAGGCGAGCCAACAGGTATTGCACTGCCTTATGTTGTGACTATTGAAAAACAAACTTCAACTGTGTTGGCCATCAGGAGAAATTGGTATGAAGACGACAAACTTCACCTTAAGCGACAGCACTTTGTCCACTACCAATACATCCCCGGTTTTGGCTTCTATGGTTATGGTCTTATCCACCTTATCGGGGGGTACGCGAAATCGGCGACGATGCTCATCCGTCAACTCGTGGATGCGGGAACACTTTCAAACTTACCCGGGGGCCTCAAATCTCGTGGTCTCCGTATCAAGGGTGATGACACTCCAATCCAACCCGGAGAATTCAGAGACGTAGATGTCCCCTCAGGAAGCATCCGTGACAATATATTACCACTACCATACAAAGAACCAAGTCAGGTTTTATTTGCGCTGTTCCAAAACATCGTAGAAGAAGGCAGATCGTTTGCGTCAAGCGGTGACATGAACGTGTCGGATATGAGTGCTAACGCGCCAGTTGGTACAACTTTGGCGCTGTTAGAGCGTACTCTCAAGGTGATGGGCGCTGTCCAAGCCCGTATGCACTACACCATGAAGCAAGAGTTCAAGCTCTTAAAGGTCATCATTGCTGACTATACGCCGGAAGAGTATAGCTACCAACCAGAAGAAGGTAGCCGTGCCGCTCGTAAATCAGATTACGACAAAGTAGATGTCATTCCTGTTAGTGACCCCAACGCCGCAACAATGGCGCAAAAGATTGTGCAATATCAAGCTGTTATGCAGTTGGCACAACAAGCTCCGCAGTTGTACGACATGGCGTTGTTACATCGCCAGATGATTGAAGTGTTGGGTGTAAAGAATGCTAGCAAACTGGTCAAGACTGAAGATGATGCTGTACCGACTGATCCAGTTCAAGAGAACCAAGATATCTTGAATATGAAACCGGTTAAAGCGTTTATCGAACAAAACCATCAGGCGCATATTCAAGCACACATGGCAGCTGTTCAGAATCCCAAGATTCAGCAAATGATGCAGATGAATCCGCAAGCACAGGCGATCATGGCAGCAGCTATGGCGCATATTAATGAACATATTGCGTTTGAATACCGCAAACAAATTGAGATGGCAATGGGTATGCCGCTGCCCGATGAAGAACAAAATAAACAAGTCCCACCAGAATTGGCGGACAAGATTGCCATGATGGTGGCACAAGCATCGCAAAAGTTGACCCAACAGGCCCAGCAACAAGCCTCTCAACAGCAAGCCCAACAGCAGATGCAAGACCCGATTGTTCAAATGCAGATGCAAGAGTTGCAGTTGAAACAAGGCGAGTTGCAACTGAAACAACAAAAACAACAGATAGATGCTGCGGCAAAAGCCGATCAGATTCGTATCGAAGAAGCACGTATCGCGGCTCAAAAAGAGATCGCTGCTATGCAGGTTGCAGCTCAATCTGCTGCTAAGAAAGATCAGCTAAACAAACAGATGGAAGCTGAGGGAGTTCGTATGGGCATTGACGCTGCCAAACACCGCGCTCAAATGGCCGTACAGCAAGCGCAACGGGCGACGCAATTTAAACAGCCCAGCAAGAAAGGAAGTAAATGAATGACTACAAAGAGTTGGCTTATGTAGCCAAAGAAATTGACAAGTTACGCATGGAAAACGCAATGTTCCTTGCTGCTGGTAGAGCAATAAATTTCGACGAGTACCGTCATGTATGCGGAATTATCCGAGGTCTAAATTTCGCAGAAAACATTGTTAATGACCTTGTGCAAAAAATGGAGAAATCTAATGACTGAATTTGACGTTGCAGCAATTGATCTGTCTGGTATTTTGAATACCACAGCAGAACAAAAAGCCAAGCAATTGCCTGACCCCAAGACCTTTCGTTTGTTGTGTGTTGTTCCCGAAGCTATGGAGGAATACCATGATAGCGAGGTAGGTTTACTCAAGGATGCTAAGACTATGCATCACGAAGAGGTGCTGACCCCAGTCCTGTTTGTAATCAAGCTTGGCCCTGATGCATATAAAGACACAACCCGTTTCCCTAATGGGCCGTCTTGCAAAGAAGGTGACTTTGTCATAGTTCGCCCCAATTCAGGAACCCGCCTGAAAATCCATGGTCGTGAATTCCGAATCATCAACGATGATTCTGTGGAAGCGGTTGTGGAAGATCCCCGTGGTATCACACGAGCAGCATAAGGAGTAAACCATGCCGTTACCTAAGTTTGAGGATACTTACGAGTTTCCTGATGAGAAAGCAGAGAAAGCTGCTGCTGAAGAGAAGTTTGAAATAGAAATTGAGGACGATACGCCCCCGGAAGATCGTGGTCGCAAACCCATGAAAGAGCCGGTTGAAGACCCAACTGAGGACGAATTAGCTTCGTACGACGAGAAGGTTCAGGCCCGTATCAAGAAGTTTACCCGTGGTTATCACGATGAACGCCGCGCAAAAGAAGAAGCCCTGCGTGAACGCGAAGCAGCTGAGAATTTTGCGAAACAAGTATACGAAGAAAATAAAAGACTTCAACACCAGCTTTCTAATGGTAGTAAAGTATTCATTGAGCAGTCTCAATCTGCTGCTCAAATGGAACTTGAATCCGCCAAAAAGAAATACAAAGAAGCATACGAATCCGCTGATGTTGATGCCCTAGCCGAAGCTCAAACTGAAATAGCCAAAGCCACTCTTAAATTAGACAAAGCTTCTGGGTTAAGACCTATTGAAGTAGATGAACGTGAGTTTCAAACAGCACAACCTCCCCAATCTAAGATGACTCCCCGCACTAAAAAGTGGGTTGACAACAACAGTGATTGGTGGGGAGTTGATGAAGAAATGACTATGGCCGCAATGGGCATTGACAGAAAGTTACAAAAGGAGTATGGTTCGGAATACATAGGTACTGAAGAGTACTTTAGAACCATCGATAAAACGATGCGCAAAAGATTTCCTGAACACTTTAATAGTGAACAGAGCTATGAGGAAGACGAATCGCCTCCTAATAAAAGAACGTCAGAACCGGTTGATGAGGATGATCCCCCGCACCGTGCAACAAGATCAGCTTCGCCAGTAGCCCCGGCTACCCGAAGCACTCCGCCTAACCGTATACGGCTGAAGGCATCCGAAGCTGCGACTGCGCGTCGCCTTGGGGTTCCTCTGGAGTTATACGCTAAACAGGTTGCTTTACTTAGAAAAGGTGCTTAATCATGTCTGAAATTAAACAAAATCGTGTCCTGCGAGAGTTAGATTCTCGGGAAACCACTAAAAGACCATTGTCTTGGAAAGCCCCCGAAGTTCTACCTATGCCCGATGATAGACCCGGTTGGAAACATAGATATGTTCGATTGAGTACTAATGGTGTTGCTGATCCAAGCAACATTTCTTCTAAGTTACGTGAAGGATACGAACCCTGCAAAGCAGAAGACTATCCTGAGCTGATGATGCACGCTGCCACTGAAGGCCGCTTTAAAGGCGGTATTGAGATTGGCGGACTGTTGCTCTGTCGTATTCCTGCCGAGTTTATGGATCAACGTGCTCAGCACTTTGACAACCTGAACAAGTCACAAATGGAATCGGTAGACAACAATTTCCTTCGTGAAAGTAATCCGAAGATGCCTCTTTTCTCTGAAAAGAAATCTAATGTTACTTTCGGTTCTGGTTCTTAAATTTAGGAGTCCTTAAATGGCATATCCGACTGTAAACGCCCCTTACGGGCTACAGCCAATCAATTTGATTGGCGGTCAGGTATTTGCTGGTGCAACTCGTCAATTAGTTATCGCAAACACTTCTGGTACTGGATACGGTACTAGCATTTTTTACGGTGACGTTGTAAAGATCGCATCAACAGGTACTATCAACAAAGACACTGGCACTACGACCGCAACCCCCGTGGGTGTGTTCATGGGCTGTCAGTACATCAGCGCGGCCACAGGTCAGCTGACTTTCTCACAGTACTATCCTGCTAGCTTGGCAGTTAAGTCTGGTAGCGTAATTTATGCTTTTGTTTCAGATGATCCTGACCAACTTTTCAAAGTGGTCAACGTCGCTGGTACAACTGCTGATGATGTTACTTCTGGCTTGTTGCCCGCCTACTTGGGTCGCACTGTAATTGGCTCTAATGCTCAATTGGTTCAAAACGCTGGCTCCACCACCACAGGTGACAGCAAAGTGGCAATTTATACCGCTGCTGGCGCAACAACCACTGACTCATTGCCAATCCGCATCATTGATGTTATCCCCGACACCGCAGATACCAACGGTAATTTCTGTGAATTTGTGGTCAAGTGGAACGCCCCCTACATGGTTACTACCCCTTCATCAGGTACAGCTACCACTGTGGTAACAGGCGGACATCAATACCTCAACCCAACTGGCGTTTGATAAGGAGTAAAACATGGCTATTTCACGCGCACAACTGCTGAAAGAGTTGCTCCCCGGTCTGAACGCTTTGTTCGGTATGGAGTACGCTCGCTACGGCGAAGAGCACAAAGAGATCTACGAAACCGAGACCTCTGAGCGTTCTTTTGAAGAAGAAACCAAACTGTCTGGCTTCTCTGCTGCACCTGTTAAAAACGAAGGCTCAGCCATTCGTTACGACAATGCACAAGAGGCATGGACAACCCGCTATAACCACGAAACCATCGCCTTGGGTTTCTCAATCACTGAAGAAGCGATTGAAGATAATTTGTACGACAGCTTGTCTGGTCGTTACACCAAGTCTTTGGCCCGTGCTATGGCTTACACCAAGCAAGTCAAGGCCGCTGCGGTTTTGAACAATGGCTTCTCTGCTAGCTACCCCGGTGGCGATGGCGTGGCTTTGTTCAGCACTGCTCACCCCTTGATCTCTGGTGGAACCAACAGCAACACTCCTTCTACCCAAGTTGACCTGAACGAGACTTCTTTGGAAGCCGCCGTTATCCAGATCGCTGCTTGGACAGATGAGCGTGGTTTGTTGATCGCCGCCAAGCCCAAGAAGATGATTGTTCCCCCCAACTTGATGTTCGTCGCTAAACGCCTGTTGGACACCGAACTCCGTGTGTCTACTGCTGATAACGACATCAACGCCATCAAGCAAATGGGCGCAATCCCCGAAGGCTACACTGTCAACCACTTCTTGACAGACACCAACGCTTGGTTCCTGACTACAGACGTACCTAACGGTATGAAGCACTTCGTGCGTATGCCTCTGGCAAACAGCATGGACGGCGACTTCGACACCGGCAACGTCCGTTACAAGGCCCGTGAGCGTTATAGCTTTGGCTGGTCTGATCCCCTCGGCATGTGGGGTTCTTCAGGTTCGTCTTGATAATTTGGTTTTAAATAACCAAATGGGGGCCCTCAAAAGGGGCCCTTTTTTATTAGCCTTGCATCAGTCATAAAGGTTCCGTAGGATTGTTTTGCGGCGTGGTGCTGCACTAAATTTAAAGGAGTTTTTATGTATAAGCTTGAAATTAAGATCGGCGATTGGGATTGGGTTGAAGATGAAAAATTGACCATCGAAACCTTTGACTTTGAAAAAGCACAAATCATCCAAGAATTCATCGAGTTCCAACAAGAGCACGGATGGGCGGTTGACTACGTTGCTGTTGAAGAAGAGGATGAAGAGTTTGACGAAGATACTGATGACTACATTTACGTAGAAGACACCGATACTTGGTATTGGTACGACGAAGAAGCAGATGTTTGGTATATGTACGACGAAGAGTCTGATGACTGGGTCGAAGAAGAGGACGATGCAGCAGAAGTCGTAGAAGGGTGATTAGGTGGGGGCTTCGGCCCCCATTTCTTTTTGTTTTTCGCGTTCGTTGTAATGATAAACCCTATGACAATTTGAACACAATACTACGCACTGCTGCACTTCTTCTAACGCTTTTTTGTAGCTACCACTGTTTATGAGTCTGTGCACACTATTGTTTTTCATGCCGGGATCTATGTGGTGAAAATCTAAAACCGCCGGGTGGTTAATTCCGCATTCGAGGCAAGACAGCGTAGTTTTGAAATTTTTCCATTGCTGTTTAGAGCTATCTTTTGCTTTTTTAGTTGCGGCTTTAATCTTGGCCACATTTTTAGCATAGTGCTTTTTGGAATATTCCTGTTGTTTTTCTTTCTTTTTAAGTGGATCTTTATATGGCATATTGACATTCTACACAAATGGTGTATATTGCAACCATTCCGGGGTTCCCCGGTGTATCAAACAGTCCCGGCTGACGACATGCAGATTGATACACCTTAACTTGCATGTAAGGAAAAAACATGGCACGCACTACCTTCCAAGGCCCAGTCCGTTCTTTGGGCGGCTTTTATGCCCAAGGCCCTAACGCTGTTCTGACAATCACATCTAGCGTCACTTTAAACCCCCAAGATTACGGCGGTCGTATTCTTACGGTAGGTGGCTCGTTGGCATCAAATATTGTTATCACATTGCCAACAATAAATAGCTCAACTGATCCTTCCTCATCTGGCCCCGGCGCAGATCCCAATACCTTAAATAACGAAGGTGTTGTTTACACAATTTGGATTCCCACAACCATCTCCACAAGTTCTTTGAAGATTGGTACTGATGGTACTGACAAGTACATTGGTTCTGTTTTGTCTATCGACACCGATTCTTCTAACGTAACTGTTGGCTTTGTCCCCGCAGCAAGCAACGACTTCATCAACTTCAACGGCGGCACAACCGGCGGTGTTGCTGGAACTTGGGTGCAAATTACTGCGCTGGCTGCATTGAAATATTCAGTCACCGGCGTGGTTTTGGGTACAGGTACTGTCGCCACACCATTTGCTGATTCCTGATTAGGAGCATCCAATGACGATGCAATATGACGTCCTAAGTGGGCATCTTGAAAGTTCAGGGTTTATAGTACCTACTGGTAGAGTTAGGTTAAAACAGATTACCTTTCAAGGCAGCGGCAGCGGCGCGGGTGTTGTAGAAGTTTTTGATACAACAGTTACGCCTATCACTGCCACTTATGGAAGATCTGGCACAACCGTGACGGTATCAAAAACGAGTCATGGTTTAAGTACCGGAGACTACGTGGGTATTGCATTCAATGCCGCTGGCGGTGGGTCTGGCACAGATGGAAACTATCCAATCACTGTTTCAGACGCAAATACTTTCACCATTACAGATATAAATTCAGGCACAGTATCGCCGGGTACTTCATGTCGTTATGTGAATACTGGCAGTAGATGGTTAACTAGTTTTGCTACAGCTACTAGTCAAACTGTGCCTGTTGCTATTTTTGTACCCGGCGAAGGTATGCTTGCAAAAAATGGCTTGTATGTCAATTTTTCAAACACCTCTTGGGTAACAGTGTTCTATGGCTAAATCCCCAGCATGGCAGAGGGCAGAAGGGAAGAATCCGAATGGCGGTTTAAACGCCAAAGGACGGGCTTCCTACAACGCAGCGAATCCCGGGAAACCGGGGTTGAAGCGTCCTCAACCAGAGGGAGGCAGTCGCCGCGACTCTTTTTGCGCCCGTATGAAAGGGATGAAAGCGAAATTGACGAGCGCAGAAACCGCAAGGGATCCAGATTCGAGGATTAACAAATCTTTAAGAGCATGGAACTGCGCTGATGGTGGGTATGTAAGCAAGGCAGATGGCTGTGCTACCAGAGGTAAAACAAAAGGTAAATTTGTATGACTGACGTACACGCAACCGCAAAACATGCAATTGATGGCGCAGCAACCGTCGTAACAGTCGCCAATATGATGGAGTGGTTTCCACCTGTTGTAACTTTGTTTGGTTCAATCCTGACTGTTATTTGGTTTGCCATTCGTATCTATGAAACTGAAACTGTCCAACGATTAATTGGTCGCAAGAAAGACGACGATGCCAGCAACCAGTCTTAAACAAAAAAAATTCATGGATGCTGTGGCTCATAATCCAGCATTTGCCAAACAAGTTGGAGTCCCACAATCTGTAGGTAAAGACTTTAGTGAGGCAAGTAAAGGTATGCAATTTGGCAAAGGTTCAAGCAATCGGGCTGATTTGCAATCCATTAACAAACCCAAAACCAACCAAGGCTCTCAAGAGCTTTTTAAGAAAGGCGGTAGTGCTATGGCAACGAAAAAAATGATGGCTTTTGAAAAGTCTGGTAAAGATGTCGAAAAGAAGGGCGTAAAAGAAGGCTCTAAGGCTGACATGGCTATGGACAAAAAGCAAATGGCTAGCATGAAACGAGGCGGCGGCGTGAAGAAAATGGCATCTGGCGGCGATACCACCATGACCAATAAATCCAAAGAACGTAGCGGTATCACAGCTGAAAAAATGGCCCCTGTCCGCACAGCCGCACCTAGTAAAGATGGCATTGCTTCGAAAGGCAAAACTAAAGGTATGCAAGTAAAAATGTCCAGTTCTAGTCCTTTGGGTATGAAAAAGGGCGGAAAAGTCTACCGTTAAAAGGAATTAACCATGGCAAAAGCAAAAGATTTAGCTGGTTTAGCCGCCCTCGCTGGGTTAGCTTATGCCATGCGTAATAAAGATGATTCAAGCACTACTGATACTGGAGATGAAACAAATCGTTTAGCGTCTCGCTATACGCCCCCCGGTTCAGTTGTTGATCGCCCTACTCAAAGCACAATCTCAGGCTCGCAAGTTAACCCTGATGCAAATTTAGGTGAACCAAGCAATCCAGATTATGGTAATGAAAATATACGTCCAGTAACACCTACTGTTTCTACACCTGTTGCTAAAGCTAAAACTTCGCAAATGACAGCCGCGCAAAACAATCAGTTGGCAAAAGCGAATCAAACCAAATCCAAAGTTAATCCACGTTTGGATCAAGGCGGGCGTAGCGCTTCCTTAGCAGAAATTGAAAGAAGAATTGCTGCTAGAGATGAAGATGCTCGTTTGGGAAATATCAAAGCCGCTAAAGATTACAACCGTGGCAGAGAAATGGAAAGTCAAGTCTTGAACAACATGATTACTAATCCACCTATGAAAAAAGGTGGAGTGGTCAAGAAAATGGCAAAGGGCGGCATGACTTCTACAGCCTCATCCGCGTCTAAACGTGCTGACGGGATTGCCTCTAAAGGCAAAACCAAATGCAAAATGTATTGAGATAGATCATGGCAAAAAATATTAAAGCACCGGATGAACCTGATGATGCATCAGCAGACCGAGCATTTAGCAAAAATGAACCCGGTATGCCAGAACAACTTGGTAGTGGTATTGTAGTTGACGGTAAACCGTACAAACTTCCATTTAAACCCGGATCTACTAAAGATATAAAACCAGAAACACTACCTTACAAACCCGGATCCGCCAAAGATGCAAAAATGCAACAAATGGCGAAAGGCGGTATGACCGCTTCTGAACGTGCTGATGGAATCGCATCCAGAGGCAAAACCAAAGGCAAAATTTACTAAGGAGCAAAAAATGGAACGCAAAGTACCCAATCTAACAAATTCTTTCCCACCTCACAAAATGCTACATGAGGATGTAAAACAACACGCTGCTGGTCATAAACATCACAAGGAAGATTTTATGAAGCATTCTGCTGGTCACCAGTATGAGCAAGATAAAGTCAAAGCCATGTGCGGTGGTGGCTACACTAAAGGCAAGTAAATGATGTCTTCTCGCGGCATGGGAGCAATCAACCCGTCAAAGATGCCGGGTAAGAAGACCATCCATCGCAAAGATAGACCACAAGATGTGAGCATGTATGCGGATGGTGGCAAAGTCAATGCTGCCGGGAATTATACAAAGCCCGAATTGCGTAAGCGAATCGTGGCTCAAGTTAAGGCCGCAGCCACGCAAGGGACAGCCGCAGGCCAATGGTCGGCCCGCAAAGCCCAGTTAGTAGCCAAGAAATATAAAGCTGCTGGCGGGGGGTATAGAGATTGAAAGCGCCGCAGCAATCATTGAAAGATTGGACTGCCCAAAAATGGAGAACCAAAAGTGGTAAAAGATCTTCTGATACAGGTGAAAGATATCTTCCAGAAGCTGCGATTAAAAATCTCAGCTCTGCTGAGTACGCTGCAACAACCAAAGCAAAAAGAGCCGGAAAAAAAGCCGGAAAACAATTTGTAGCACAACCTAAAACAATCGCAAAGAAAACAGCGGGATTTAGATAATGATTTCTTTTATTCAAAAACAAATTGAAGTTTCAGAACGCATGTTTGAAATGATGCGCCAAGATCACAAAGAACGTATGGAACAAATTGTGATGTGGGCTGACATGAGCGACAGTTTGATGCGCAAACTTGAAGAACGCGATAAAGAAATTGATAGGTTAAACGCGCTTTTGAGGGCGCATGAAACTGCGGAGAAATTGTAATGGCTGAAAAATGGATTCAAAAAGCAATCAAAAAGCCCGGAGCTTTGCGTGCTGAATTAGGCGTCAAGGGTGACAAACCTATCCCCGCTAAAAAACTTGCCGCCGCCGCAAAGAAACCCGGCAAGCTTGGTCAGCGTGCGCGTCTTGCTGAAACCCTTAAAAAAATGAAGTGATATGGCAAATACTTCTGGTGAATCATCGTTTAACCTCCAATTAACAGAATTGGTAGAGGAAGCGTTTGAACGCGCCGGTGGTGAACTGCGTACCGGATATGACTTAAAGACAGCCCGACGCAGTTTAAATATCATGTTTGCTGATTGGGCAAACCGTGGTATCAACCTGTGGACAATTGAGCAAGGCACGATTGATTTAGTTCAAGGACAAAATACCTACCCGTTGCCCAATGACACTATTGATTTGCTGGAACACGTTATCCGCACTGGCGCAAACGTAGCGGCTACACAGGCTGACCTGACTATCACTCGTATTAGTGTTTCTACCTACGCCACCATACCTAACAAAATTACGCAAGCCAGACCCATTCAGGTTTGGATTCAGCGCTATAACGGACAAACTTCCCCAACTGGCTTGACATTAAACGGCGCAATTACTTCAACATCTACGCAAGTTACGTTGAGTTCTGTGGTTGGTTTACCTGCCGCTGGGTTTGTAAAGATTGAAAACGAGATCATAAATTATAGCTATATCTCAGGGAATACCCTATATAACTGTTTCCGTGGTCAACAAAACACAACTGCTGCAAGCCACGCATCAGGAACTGCGGTGTACTGGCAACAAGTACCAGCGATCACCGTTTGGCCTACCCCGGACAATGCACAGCAATACCAATTTGTGTATTGGCGTCTACGTCGAACCCAAGACGCAGGCGGCGGTGTCAATATTATGGACGTACCTTTCCGCTTTATTCCTTGTATGGCGGCTGGCCTGTCGTATTACATCGCCGGAAAAATCCCAAGCGGGATGGAACGTCTACCAGTATTAAAAGCCCAATACGACGAAGCGTGGGAGCTTGCCGCATATGAAGACCATGAGAAAGCTGCTTTAAGACTCGTGCCCCGTCAAACTTACATTGGGAGGTAACGATGGGTAATAGGTTTGCCAGTGGTAAGTATGCGATTGCCCAGTGCGACCGTTGCGACCAACGATTCAAGTTAAAGGTTCTTAAAACAGAGATAATTAAGACCAAAAACTATAACCTTCTGGTTTGCCCAGAATGTTGGGATCCGGATCAACCGCAATTGCAATTGGGGATGTTTCCGGTAGATGATCCACAGGCTTTGAGGAACCCTAGACCTGA